CTTGAGTTCTAATAGTACGATCTATATCGTTTGCTGTATTAGCGTTTGCAATTTTTAGTGGACGTCCCATTTGGTTTCTCCTTTTAGAAGTCCTATGCGGGTTCTAGCCGCTACGCAGTGGGTTTTACGCTGCATAAAACACCGAATTGTGTTAGCAATAGTATTTATAATATTTTTTTAATTTTTTCTTCTACTGGTGCAGTCCATATTTTTAAATTTGATACAAGTTCTCTATTATGAATGCATTGTGTTTTTACTTTTTTTGATGCTAACTTTTTAATTCTTTCAGGCTGCTTAATAAATTCTATAAAACTATCTGCAGCACGGTGAGCCCGCTTAAATGGACAATGCTCCTCGTCATATGACTCATCTATAATGTCACTAAATGTTTTAAAACCAAGAGTTTGTAGATTTTTTAAAAACCCTTCTGCACCATATATTACCCAAGGCAGACCAGAGTACAATGCTTTTCCTGATTTTTCAGTAACATAAAACCCCTCTGATTCGCGAAACTCTTTTAATTTAAAATCATCTTCTGTTTCTGCAACAAATTGTATGCGTGTGTGGGAAAATAATTTTTTAGGAATTATTTGACTATGGATAATATTATTATCATGTATATTTTGGACATTTTCTTGTGTAAAAAGTCGATCACGAAAAATACACTGATTTCTAAATTCCTTAATGTCTGCTTGTTTGATACAAGGATCTACATAATAATGATAAGTTTTACTATGATTTTCATCCCAATCTCCACTCTGTCTTGGATAGTAAGAAATCATTACACTTTTATGATATTCTAATAGTTTTTCGTATATAATTTTTCGACGTGGTGTCCAGCCGCCCAACATGCAAAGCCCATCTTTTATAATGGTATTGTTAACAGGCTTAAACGGTTTATTAGCACTAACAACTTTAACCCAGTCTATTGGGTAAAATTGCAATGTGGAGATTTTATCATCAAAAAAAGGTACTAAAATTATACTGTTAGGTCTTAAATGTTTTAAATGCTCATAACTGTACCGTATATCTTCAAACAACATCCCGTGTTGAGATTCCGAGTCGATTATAATGGTTTTTTTATTGCTAAAAATAATTTCTGTTTCAGCGTTAACAACTTCCACATCACTATCTAAATCTGTTCCACAAAAAAAAGTGGAACTGTGTTCCACTAATTCTTTGAGATGGTTTTCGTTGTCAAAAATTTTCATAAACTGTAATTTGTTTTAAAACAGTTGTTAAAGCCTATATTATGCTGATTCTTCAGGTTCAGGCTTAATTGGAGCTTCCTCTATATTAAGGTCACACGTCATTGTGCTGCCTTCAGGTATACCAATACTCCACTGTCCATACAGTTCGGATCTGTCATCAGATGGCCCGTTTTCGTTTTCAGCCCCATCTATCAAAATGTTTGAATTTGGATCACCAACCTCATCACCATCTGCTTCTGTATATGAATAAACACCAAAAAGTTCTGGATTTTCATTGTTTTCTTCGCCGACATATGTGGTTAGGGTTTCTGTATACAAGAAATTACCAGATAATGCTTTAATTGATAGACTTTTAGTGGTTGCTGCGTCACCTTCTACCCAAGATGCAACTTCTTCTTCGCCCAATTCTGAACCAAGTGTGTATTCTTTTAAATCAAAATTGGTATCTGTGGTGACCGCTCCTGTATAAATGACATTACCATCAACTGCGACTTCAATTTCTGCGTCATTATCATCAGCACTGAATCCAATGCCGAAAATTTTTATTGCTCTGCTCATAATATATGATCTCCAAATGATATAATGTTATTTATGATTGCTTTTGGTTTTGTTGTGTTGGTGTTAAATTATATCGTAGTTTTTTCAGAAGATTGAGGTGATGTTAATTCTTTTAATTGTTCTTTACTCAAACAGTAGACCGAATCAATATTAACTAATCCCAAATCTTTGCCAATTTTTTGACCCAACTCTCTTGCATTTTCTTTTACATGTGTAATACATTCTTGTTGTGTATCAAATGTTGGGTTATAGAACGTATATGCACCCATATTACCGGGTGAAGAACCTAGAAAAACAACAATAAACCAACTCATAAAATCACCTATTAATATCTCTAAGAATATTTATGTGTTTTGTTTGCAATTGTCGCCATGCCAGCGTGGGTAAGTGTTTACTGATATCATTTGATTGCAGTGGGGACAGAGTTTTTTATCACGTTTTTTACCACGTATGGCATCATCTTTTTTGCGTATGGTTTCTTCGCTTTATTATACCCATAAAAAAACAGGGCCCGAAGGCCCTGCTCAAACTTAAAATATTTAAGTTTAGTTTTAGCTGAAGCTTAGATTATTAACGGCAATTTCACCGACATAATCACCAGCGTTACCAAACGAACTGGCAGTATTTGTGAGCTCGATGTAGCCGTAACGCGTCATAAAGCTGACTACTGGTTCGAATGTGGACGGATCCAGTACCACACCACTGCTCATCAATGGAATGTATGGGCAGTAGAATGCAGGTGCGTCGGCCTCGCTTGAACCCTTATAACCAACGAGAACAGGTGTGTTATCATTAGCATAAGAATCAACGAATACACGCATAGCACCGTTGAGTGTACCGACAAACTTGGTGTTTGTTGGTGCTTCAAATGTACCTTCTGTGCTGCGAGCAAATGCTGATGTTGTAGCACTCTGGAGGACTGTAAGAGCCTGAGGGCTAACAACGGCATAGTTACCAGCACCACGACGGGTACGCTGTGCAATCTTGTTGGCAACACGGTTAACGAGAACTGCAAGGGCAGCGTGCTCATCACCGACGAATGTGCCAGTACCGGAAACTGTTGACTGGTCAAAAGTCTCTTCAACGGCAGCTAGGCTGCGTAGGCTGAGGAGAATCTCCTGATCAATTTCAGCAGTAATTTCCTGTGCAAGAGCAGCCATGACTTCTGCCTCGACATCAATACCGTGCATGGACTGTGCGTCCTGAGCGGCTTCGAATGTCCAGCGAGCCTGTAGCTTACGTGTCTTGGCTTCAACGGCCTGTTTGAGAATCTGTACGGAAATATTACGACCGCCAGCACCCTCTAAACCGGCTGTTGGTGAGCCACGGAAATCGCTAGCTGTATCACCAACACTGGCAGAATATGCCTGTGCAATTTTGAAGGGGCTTAGAGCCTCTTCACCAGCAGTTGTGCTTGTGCTTGCTGCTGAGTTATCAGTAACACCGTCGCCATAACGCACACGTAGTGTGTGAATCTGACCAACAGGTCCTGTCATTGGCTGAACACCAACGAGTTCGTTAGCAATAACTGTTGGCATAACACGACGGATAACTGGTAGTATTACACGGTTAAGTGTAGCAACGTTACCTGCCATGGTTGTACCTGCAGCTGACTCCTTGAGGTGCTGACGCGTATTCTCAAGGATAACCTTCATGCTGGATCGACGTGATCCCTGTAGTCCTTCTAACAGGGCGTCTTTAGTCTCGTTCCAACGGCCTTCGAGTAGTTCTTGTGACATTTGTATGTCTCCTTTTTCCTTATTAAAGTATTAAAGCCCTGCTAAACGCTTCAGGTCGATCACGTTTGATGGTGATTCACTATCCTGAGTTGTCTGGGCAGTTTTATCTCCAGTAACCTCACGAACAGATTCGGTAACAGTCTGTTTTTTCGACTTCTTGCTACCATTCTCTGCCAATACGGCTGGAAGATATTTGTCAAATGTCTTACGCAACCGTGAGGTCTGGACATTTTCTAGCAAATTCGTCATGACTTCTTGCTTCTCTTCATTAAGAGGTGCAAGCAATTCTTCCATAACAGCGTTACGTTTATTGCTTTCTTCAATCATGCGAATTTTGCGTTCTTTTGACTCAACGAGTTGAGTTTGTTTTTTCATTGCTTCAGTGGCCTCAGCCAACTTGCTATCTTTATCAGCAATTGTCTTCTTTAGTTCACGCATCTCAGCATTTTCGTTGAGATGTGTTGTACCAAATTCAGATGCAAAAGCCTCAAAGATACGGCGACCAAAGGTGTTCTCACGAGCAGCTTTGATATCCTCTTTAAGTTGTCCAAGTTCAGCTTTAAGATGACCGGCTACAGCCTGACTCATTTTGCCTGAACTCTCTTTGACGAATTTCGTCTTGAGTGCTTCAAGTTTGTCGCGAGCCTCAGATACTAAGCGAACACGTGTTTCTACAACTGCTTGCTTGTCTTTCTGGAACTCGGCGATTTCTTCAGCCAGTGCACGGGTGATAAAGTTTTCCATTTTGGAAATTGCTTTCTCTTGCGTGCCACGATCTTCACGTAGTTCGCCAATTTCTTCAGCAAGTTTAGAAACCATAAAGTCGTTAAACTTAGTGGCGTTTTCTTTTAGTTTGCTGTTGAAACGGACGCGATCTTCTGCCAAGGCTTTCTTTTCTTCCTTAACAGCTTCAACTTCACTAGTGATACCGTCTGTAACCATGCGATCTAATGCTTCCACCATTGCTTGTTTGTCATGCTCATATTTTTCTGCGAACTCCTCACGAATTTCTGTGCGGATTTCATTACGAGCTTCATTAAGCTTAGCTTCCCAAGCTTCGGAGATCTCTTGGCGAGTATCTTCGTTGATTAGGTCGCTGTCTAGTAATGGTTTGATAGCATCTAACATGCGTTTCTCCCTAGATTTTCAAATCCTTGATTAGTCGAATTACTTCGCTTTTCAAGTATTTTTGAACTTTGTTGTCCATTCCAGCTTCTTTACCCATTTCCAAAAGTTTATGACCGTTCTTCATATTAAGAAGACCTTCATAAATTGCTGTTGGATATGCGTTAGGAGCACTGGGCTGGGCTACTACATCAACAGTGACTATTTCAAAGTCACTGACATGTCCTGTTGTGTTGTCAACATTACCGCTTCCACGGCTTGAAACACCTAATTTAACACCGGATTGGAGCATGGTTTTAACCAGTTCGCCCATTGGTGTTGGTAGAATTTTTAACTTACCATAACCATTTGGGCCATCCATCCACATCTTAGAGATCATGTGTGAAACACGATCAAGATTGATTTTTAAATCGTCTGGATGGTCAACTTCACCCAAAACAGAGTTTCCACTAGTAATTTCTTCATTAAGAGTTTCAACTGCTGTTTGGATTTCGTTTACTGGATACACACGCTCATTGGCATTTTTTACACCACCTTGGATGCAAATGCCGTTCATATAAAGATTCTTGCCATCATCTTCATCTTCGAGTACAATCTGTGCTGCATCGAATGTAAGATGTTCTTTTAAATAATGGCTCATCTAAACAATCCTAGTTAAGTGTGCTTTTAGTGTTGACTTCGCTTGGCTCTGAATCACTTGCACTTGGGGCTTTGTTAAGCTTGTCAATGTGCGTTGTGTGACCCATGTCCTTAGCGTCTGGTGCACTGCGGCCTTTTTCGTCACTGTCACCCATTTTAACTGGGTCAGCATCGATGCCTTTTGCACCTGAGTTTGCGGCTACTGTGCTTTTACTATGCACAAAGCTTTCCTCAGAATCTTTTGCCTTTGGTGCAGACTGAAGTTCAAGTGCTTCATCAAGTTCAAGCACTTCGTCATCTTCAACACTCTCATCATCTGTGGCTGCTTCAACGTCGTCCATGTCCATGTCCATGTCCATGTCCATGTCCTGCATTGATTCTTCA